CATCTATGAAACACTTATCGTACTCCATCTCTTCTGTCATACAGCTCTTGTTAAACATCTCGTATACTGCATCGTTATTGTTGAACATATTTATTACTCTTTGTTAATGGATCTCTGCATAATTAATACCTATCTTCCCATCTCCATCCATACAAGTTACACCTACAGACTTAGGACCCTCACGGAATCCAGCTATAGATATTTCTAGTACAGTCTTAGCATGTTTAGTAGGCGTAACCCAAGCAGTCTCGTCATGATAGAACAAGATAGGGTACGTACCTTCGATACCTAACTCTTTAATCTTCTTGTACTGGTAGACTAACGCAGTCTTACACGTTATACCTTCCAGTGTTTGAAGTAAATAGTTTAGTAGCTGATGATCAGAACCTACAATGACACGCCTACCATCAGCACCTATGATGAAACCAATCCCGGTCTTCATCTTATTGTGGTTGTACTCTGACAGTAATTGATCTTTGAGTTCCTTAAGCTTAGGGAATGCTGCTTTGAACTTAGCATCTGCTTCCTTACCAGCTTTAGGTGACTTTAATCCAGTGATAACTTCACCAAGCTTAGTCATACCCGCACCAAATAAGTACGCATAGATAAAGTTCTTAGCTTTTGAACGTGAGATACCAAGGATTGCAGCATTACGAGAGTGAGCATCAGTTCCATCAGATTCTTTACCCACAACTACAGAAGCTGTGAACTTGTCATCACCCATATAATGAGCCAGACCTCTGAACTGATTACCAGCAGAGTCAGCACCAACAAGCCTATGGTTACGCTCACATGTTAATAAGGATCTTAGTTCCTTACCGTACTTTGCATGAACTCCGGGGATGTTGACAATACCTCTATGTCTACAACGAAATGAAGGTGTACCAATGGTAAACATATCACCATGAAGACGACCATCACCCCACTTAGCAACCATTTCTATCCAACTGTCAACCATAGCTAGTCTTTGACGTAACATATAGTAGTCACTAATCATACTGCCAACAATACCTAGGGGTTCTAGGGATGTGTCTGTCAGTTTAGGTGACATCTTAATCCACTTACCATTTACTTTCTTGAACGTCCAATCATCAGGCTTCCAACCAATGTCAGAGAGGTACTTCTTTACCTCTGCAAGTTGACCTAACCTTACTTCACTAAACTCTATACGGGAGAAAGGGCCTGTTATAAAACTTTCAGAAGCCTTAACCTTATCATCTAGCTCATACCAATCAGTTATAAGTTTGAAATAAGTACCGTTCTTCTTTACAATTTTATCTACTTCTCTTGTTCCTTTGAGCATACATACACTACCAAGCTTTGGCTCAAGCTCATCTTCGATAGCGTGAAGCTTCCATGTTAAGTCTCGTTTAAGAACCTTAGCTTTGGACATATTAAATAGCCAACCTTTAGCTGTGATATCAGCATTAACTATTGCAAAGTCATGCTCTAATATCAGTGCTTGTTTGAATTCAGGACGTGCTTTGATTTGTATAGAGGCCTCTTTGGAAAGTCTGTGATACACTAACGTGTTTAATGTAACGTCTTGTATACAATATGTCAGCATCTCTTGGTTGTAATTAGTCCAATCGTTGTAATCACCCTTAGGGTATTTAAAGAATTCACCCCAACCTTTAAGTCCATGTCTATGTGTACGTTGGAACATACATAACTGTGACATTATGAGTGTATCCCATATAGTCTGAGAGGGCCTAGGAGTCCATCCTAGCAGTCTTTTAAGAACTGGTAGGTCATATCCAATTATGTTGTGACCTGCTATTAGATCGGCTTCTAGGAGCTTCTGTAGCCCCTCTGATAGTGATGGTAGTTTATCATCATAATCTGAGTAAGAATATACTTCTTCAGTGTCGATATCTTGCATTACAAGACACCATATTTTATCTACTTCGGGTATAAGACCATTGGTTTCTAGATCCCATATTAGTTTAGTTGTCATAGGTAGTCCTCCAAGACTAGTAAGCAGTTTACAGTGACCTTGCTTAGGTCAATTAGTTATTCTACCAGCCCCATGATGAGCCAGACATTCCATCTGCTGAGTAATCGGTCACACGTCCTTCAAAGAAGTTCTTGAAGCTGTCACCATTAAGAACCCAATCAAGCCAAGGTAGGGGATTCTCTTGAATATCCCAGTTAGGCTTAAGACCTAGGTTAGTTAGTCGTCTGTCTGCGATGTATCTGATGTAGAGCTTGACTTCTTCTGAAGTGAGTCCTTCCATAGGTCCCATTTCAAATGCAAGATCAATAACTTTATCTTCAAGATGGACAGCAGTTCGGTACATTTCGTATATAGATAGTTTAAACTCATCATTTACAACCTCCGGGTTTTCATATGTAAAGGTTCGGAACAACTCAGTCATACCTGCGACATGCATTGTCTCGTCACGAATAGACCATTCAACAATCTCACACATTCCTTTTAGCTTACCATAGCGTTGGAAGTTTAGCAGCATTACAAACGCAGAGAATAGGGACATACCTTCATTACATACAGTTTGTGCCAGTGATTTAGCTAAGCCTTGCTTAGTATCTGGGTCAAATGTCTGCATGAACTCAAGTTTGTCGGCCATTTCTTTATATTCTAGGAATGCTGTGTACTCAGCTTCAGGAAAACCTAAGGTATCGTTAAGAAGTGCATAGGAACGCATGTGTACAGTCTCTCTGTGTGCGAAAGACAGCATCATCATACGTGCTTCATTGTTTTTAATACGTGGCAGGAACACATCTACGTAACTACCACCTACTATCACATCAGATTGTGTGAATAATCGTAGGATTTGGGTGATAAAGTTCTTTTCTGACAGAGAAATCTTGCCAGACTTCCACTGTACTACGTCCTCATTAAGATCACATTCCCATTCACCCCAATGTAATTTGTCATGTTCCACTGCTTGGTTGACAAAGCTGGCATAATTGAAGGGTTTATAGGCAGGTGATGCAGTTATTAAGCTCATTTATTAGTTATCCTTGGCATGATAGGCACTCATCTTCTTCAGTTTCATAGTCTTTTAAGGCTACACGGGTAGGTTTGAAGCTAACTGTGTCTGCTTTAGCACCTGCACTTGTCCGAAGATAGTAAAGTCCCTTTAGTTTCTTATTAAATGCACGAATATGCACCTCATTTACATACGCTTTGTCGGTTCCAGAAGGAAAGAACAAATTAACAGACTGCCCTTGACATATAAATGGCTGTCGGGTTGCTGCATGGTCTATAACCCACCTCTGATCTAGCTCGAAAGCTGTCTTAAAGATTTGTTTATCCCAATCATCCATCCATTCTAGGTGTTGTACACTTCCTTCGTTCAGTATTATTGATTTCCACTGCTTTTCAAGCCATTCATCGTCATCGTTATAACCTTTAAGTACTAATGCAAGGTACGGGTTCTTAACTAAGTGAGCACCCACTCTAGTACGATGTGTAAAAGCATTAGATTTAAGGGGTTCAATAGATGCTGAACAACCAGCAATGATTGATGAGTTTGCATTAGGTGCAATAGCCAACAAATGTGAGTTCCTTATACCATCTATATCTGGGCATGAACCACGTTCTTCTGCTAGATATACAGAAGCAGCTCTAGCTTGTGCTTTGATATGCGTAAACATCTCAGTATTATATGCAGTAGCCATAGGAGTCTCCCACGGTATCCCTACACGCTGTAATGCGCTATGGAAACCCATTGCTCCTAGTCCTAAGGAACGCTCTTGTGTGGCACTATAGACAGCCTTACGGAGTTCTTTAGGTGCATGGAAGCAGAAGAAGGATATTACATTATCTAACATAGTGATTAGGTCAGCAACCATAGTGGTTTCTTTCCAATCTTGATAATATTCAAGGTTTACACTTGACAAACAACATACTGCTGTACGATCTTCGTTTGTCGGTAGATGAATTTCATTACAAAGGTTTGAACCTTTAATGGTTAAACCCTTTTCTCTCATTTCTGGTGGTAGGTGTCTGTTAGCTTCGTCAATGAAGTTTAGGTACGGTTCTCCAGTACGGAATCGTGTTTCTATCAGACGTTCCCATAGGTCTCTTGCAGGTATTGTGTCTCTTGCTGTTTGATCATTAGGATCTATGAGATCCCAAGTATTCCCGGATACTACTGCATCCATGAAAGCATCAGTTATGTTTACAGCGTTGTGAATATTGAACGCTTTACGATTAGGATCTCCACCTGTTGGTACACGGATGTTAATGAATTCAATGATATCAGGGTGTGAGATGTCCATGTAGGCAGCATAAGAACCTTTTCGAGTCTTACCCTGTCTGTAGGCAGTCATATCGCTGTCCACTGTCTTTAAGAAAGGTATTGGTGAAGGTGCAACATCACTGACAGACCTAATGTCTGACCAATGACCACCTACGCCACCTCCTTTTACTGAAAGCCAACGTAGCTCTGTAGAATGTCCAATAAGCCCTTCTAGTGAATCAGGTACATAAGCTAAGAAACAACTAATAGGGAGACCACGTACTTTTTCTCCTAGTGCTGGTGCGTTAGACAGTATAGGTGAGCTGAACATAAACCAACCTTTACTTGCGTAGTCATATATTCGTTGTGCTAAATCATAATCAGCTTTACAGAATGCCATAGCAGCTCTTGCGTATGCATCTTGTGGGTCTTCATTTTCACGACAGTAGTAGTCTTTTAGTAATGTGTAAGCTTGATTTGAAAGTAAACTATTTCTAGAGTAATCAACTTGGATTGTCATTTAACCATCCTTCAACTGTTTCTTTATCTTTAAACCCAATGAGTCTGTTATTTGTTTCTGTGTTTAGTAGTGTTGGAACACTTCGTATTTTATGTTCTGCAGCTAAAGCCCAATCAGATTCTATATTACAAGATACATAGTTAACCATTTTATTATCTAATAATGTGCTAAGTGCATAGCAAGGCTGACATCCTTCTGTGTAAAACTTTATAATCATTGGTCAACCTCGTTTTGCTTATATTCATCTAATGCTTCAGCTACTCTAAACTCTGACAGTGAATCTATTAATTTTGTCAGGTTGTCTGTTTCTTTATCATTTATTACGTACTGCAGTAGATGGGGTACTCCGTTTTTATAACCTATCACAATAGACTTAAGCCATGTTTTTGTATCAAATATCATGCATTACCTCTGTTGAAGAACTCTAATTGCATTTCTAACACATGAATTGCTTTTTCAATATCTTTAGCATGTGACCCTTTTTCGCGTGTTAGGTATTTATTTACTTTTGTGTAAACAGATGCACGTATTCCTTCATAACCAAAGTTAGCATATGTAGCTTCAAGTGGTTGAATTCCTTGATATTTGTAGTGATCCCCACCTATTTGGGAGTTCATTGCTGAGTTCTCGATTGTTGGTTCTGTTTTTATACCATCTGGATCCATTTACTTTGTACTCCTGTAATTATTATCTTGGTAGATTGCCTTTTATATATTTAATAGCTCTTTTCATACGAGGAACATTATCATTGAATCCACCTAATGCTCTGTTGCAACTATGACATAACCACCCCCTGAACTCCTCAGTACTATGGTCATGGTCAAGAACCCATGCACCTGCAACACCGCCCCTACCTTCTGCCTGTGTTTCGTCACATAAGCATACGGGGCATTCATACCCATCAGGAGCCTGACCATGTATAGACTTAAGATACTTACGCACTTTACCAAGTTCATTGTTACATGATCTACACTCGGCTCTAAGATAAGTACCTCCACCTGATGGTCCAAAGTATGAAGTAGGCAGTTTGTTCTTACACTTGGAGCATATCTTTGTATCTTTACATGCAGGGTTTTCAGAGGATATCTTTATGTCCTCCATGAATAACTTCATTTGTTCATACTTCATACTGTACACACTAATTTCTTATTAGCTTGATATACTGCTTCTGCGAATCCCCTTGGAGTTGCTGAGCGTATGTTCTTTGTCTTCATTGATTTACCACCAAGCTTTCTATGTTGAGTGCTTGAGCCGTAACTTTCACAAGCTACTGGATCTTTTGCTGGCATTGAAAAACCTCCACCTGTCCATAAGCATGTGTGTTTTGAGTATGCATCATTTGGTGCAATGTATTCTGGATACAGCGGGTGACATTCTTCACCTTCTTTGATGTAACCACCGTATTCATAGGGGTGGAACCTATAGTCGGGTTTTCTCCAAAGGGTTGACAGCACTGATACCGGGTTTTCTATGTAATACGGAACTTCAATATCATTAAAGAGTTCATCGCACCACATTGCGTAACCTACTGCTTTTCTTTGAAACAATGGATCTATTAATGCTTTAGCTTTAAACCATGCTGCACCTGACACTGCCATATCTGTGCATACAGGGAAAGCCATTGCAAATACAACATCATCATCTACGTCATCAAACTCATGCCATAGATTGTTTATTTCATGATAGTCGTGTAGATCTGCATTCAGATAGTGGATTGAACCTCCACTTTCATAATTGTCTATACGGGTATTGTCATGTTGTATATCATAGCAATAGCATGTATACCCTGCTTTTGCCCAAGGTACAACTGCAACACCTGTGTAATCATACAGTGACAGTACAATGCTCATAGAGATGCCTCCAGTGATTCTCTTTTCTCTTTGATAGCATCATTTAGTTTATGATAGGTGATGGCACAAGCAATACTACCGCCACCTCTGGCCATTTCAACTCCGCATTCTCTGTAACTTAAGCCTGACGCACGTAGGTCTATTACTTTCACTAACTCTTCTTTTGAGTAAGCTTCAGGGGTTCCTTTTGTTTTAATAAGGTGGTCAGGTATTTTAGGTATAAAGACTATACCTGTGTTTACGGATATGCCCATTTCATGCTCCTCCAGTTATTTGATCGTGTGCCATTTCTTGAACAAAGGCCGATTCATTTTCACTTATATGTTCTAATTGACTTTCTGTAAGTGGGTTACCAGTGCTATCTGTTGCTGAAGAAATATAAGCATCTACAAAGTCAGGGTAATCTGACATATCCACACCTTCAATTACAACATCTTGTAAACTGTATACATCATATATATTCATATATTACCCTGCTATAGTGTTTTTTATAATGGTTTCTATTAGTATGATTGTTGATATTGCGCAAATCCCTGTGTATGTAAAACCTTTAAGGAATTCTATTAAGTTTTCTTTCATAACCTTTTAGTCTTTTACGACCTCACCTTCAATATCTTTAAGTGGTTTTAGGTTAGGCTCATTGATGATTGCAAGCTGTTGTGCCAGTTCTTCATCGGTTAGGTCTTCCAAGTTTATGTTTGTGTTGATGTTCTCGGTACGTTGCAGTTTAGGTTGTTGGTACTCAGCTATTGTTGCTGCAAGTTTTGAGGCTTCTGCAGGGTCACCGTCTTGGATAGCCCGGAGCATCATTATTTGCATTACAGTTAAGCCAGATGGCATGTCGCTTATTACACCATCTGAAAGATACTTTAATATTTGTACAGTTTCTTTCATTTTCTCACGGGCTTCTTTATTAGATCTCCGCTTTTCAATGCTTTTACCTGACATCATCTTCATGTGTTCTTTATCCCATTTGGGTTTAAGGTTTGCAAGTGATGATTCTGTGATTGCTATCTTTGGTTTCTTTGTTAGGTTTTCAGGCTTTACTGTACCTTCCACGTACTTAACGTGATCTATCATTTAGGTTACTCCATAGTTATTTAAGTTCTATAAGGTACTTAAAAGATCTAGAGAGTAACCTAGAGGTCAAGGCTCTTAAAATGGGTTATCTGTAAAAGATATGATCATCTATTGTGAACAATGTTGTCATCTCATGTGCCCAGTATGGGGTTTCAATCCATGTGGCATGATAGTGTGTGGCACCTAAACTTGTATCGGTTACTCTACCGTAATAGATGTTCTGTGCTAGTATTGTAGCCTCAAGCATAGCCTTACCATTTGTAGGCTCGTCAGACATGCCATCACAAAACCAAGAATATTGGCAACGATGCCTTACGGGGTTCTCCATATCCCATGCATGGTACTTGGCTTGTTTTACTACATCACATACATTGTCAGGGTATCGTTTATCTGACACCCTGTTCATTGTACTTAATCCTACAGCTATTTGACCTATTACGGGTTGATCTCTTGCTTCCCAATACAAATTTAAGGCTAGGCACATCACTGCAGCTATCAATTTAACATCTCTACATCTTTATAATACCTGATGAACAGTTCTTGGTGTTTTGGTGTTGTATTCTTATGTTTATGTATTTTCTGGAGACTACCAGCACCTCTTGCATATTGGTTGGGGTCATCAGAATACTGATAAGTCCAATCATGTGTTTTTAAGATATTCTCGTATTCTTCAATATTCACTTGAACACTCATTTTATTCTCCGTTGTTATTTCATAAGTTCATTTTGCTTATTATATGGGATATTATACCCAATTCCACGTAGGAAGTTTTGGAATCGTTCAACTAGATCTTCATGGTGTATTTCTCCAGCATCAAAGACCATTTGTGAATACTCACCGTCAATGTGCTGACTGCTTATTTTGATTATGTTTTGTGGTTCTTTGATCATCGTCTTTACCCTTGTAGTCTGATTACTTTAAGCATTTTAGCTCCATGACCGGGGTATGCTATTACTTTTACCAGCTTATCCCAACAAGCTCTGCAGTCTTTACATTCACCACCTCTGGTATATGCACCACATTCAAAAGAACCTTCAGGCGGTTCGGTACTCCAGATAGTTGATGTTGTCTCACCTGCTATAATCCCACCATTGATTGAATCTGAAGATAGACGTACAACTGCGTTTGGCAGTGAAGCTATCTCAGCTAGTACTTTGGCGAACTTAGGGAACTTGTGTTGCCTTGTTGGAAACCAGTGTTTAGTTTTTGGTGTTCTTTCAACAACTTGTTTGATCTTTTTAGCTAACCTGAGGTCATAGCAATCACCTGAATCAAACCATCGAAATAGTTCATCATTGAATATTGCTTTAACCATATTGTCAACCCAATCTTTGCGTTTCCAATCTTCTTTGTTATGTACTCTTGGTGCTATTACATTTGGCATGTTGTACATACCTGTGGTTGCATAACAACCTTTACATGCATCTACAAGTTCTATAATTCCTTTGATGATTGCTTTAATACTTCCGGGGCATGTCTTCAAGGCTTCCAATGACCATGATTTACATTTACGTGGCATCTTACTTGTTTTAGAGAGTTTAATCATGTTACTTCCTGTTGTCGATTAAATGCAAAATGAAAGATATAATCATTAGCAAAGGTAGTATAAATACCATTAACTTTATCCAATTGTTCCCTTTAGGTACTTCGGGTACATTCCTTTGTCACTTGATTTAAAATAAAATGGGAGCCTTTCGGCCCCCTATTATTATTTAAAAATCATCATGTGTTGCTACTTCTTCACTTTCAACATCGAAATCTACTGACCCTGTGTATTCGATTAGGTTAGTGATTTGGATTGCAGACAGACTTGTTGAGATACCCTGCCGACCAGCTACATCGTATTCATTACGATATACCTTTACGTTACCTGTACTTCCGTTGCCGATGTTATTGAAGACTTCGATTGTTTTCTTTTGTGCATCTACAAGTGCTACTGGGAAGTTAGGTGACCCATCGTGTTTTAATGCTTTACGTTTGATGTTAATAGCTACGTTACCGTTCTCGAGTGTACGTAGCTTACCCATCTCTGCAATCTCATCTGATCGATCTTCTGGAACTTCTATCTGTACTTCCCACTGCAGTGTTCCAAAAGGCGATACTGGTTTTGATGGATCTACTTTTAAGTAGTTAAGAGTTACGTTACGTAAGATACTTGATCCTAAATTTGACATATGTGTATTTCCTTCTGAAATTAAAGTGATAATGCTGCTTGTGATTCAAAGTCGCCTTTATACAGAGGCGTGTCTGTTAGTGTGTCAGCTTTGTCTTCGATTTCATTAACAATAGTATAAGTCGATGCACGACCTTTCATATTGTTATAGTCTGAAGGGATGGCGACTACATCCTTTGGGTTGATACGTACAGCCATAAGATGACCGTCACTGGGTACGAAACCCCGTGCGTACTCATATCCTGCAAAGTGTAAACCTGCAGAACATGTACGGTTCTTGTCCTCGTCTACTAGGTTACGTGGCATAGTAGGTTGGGCACCTATGCTGTTATCCATAGTACCTGTGAAGCAATCACGGTACTCTGAGTTTACTGCTTTGTATGCTACGAAGTGACCTTCATCTGTGATAGGCAGCTTAGAGAGTTCTAGGAACCCGTATAACTCTTGAACAGCACGATACGAAGGGTTGTCTAACAGGTTACGGAAGAAGCGTTCTAAGGGCTTTACAGAGGCGTAACTGCTCATCAAGTCGAAGATACGCGCAGCCATGTTATCGGGTATGCGGTAGTCATCGAGGTACAGGCAGTCACCTACGAGTTCAAAGCTTGTATCAGCAATGGCTCGTTTGGCAGTTCTACGGTTATCAATTATATCTAATGCTTGATCGTAGAAACCCTCTAAGACTAAGTCTTTGATTTCTTCAAATAGTATATGTGACGAAGTTACTGTCACGGGCTTTAGTTTATCAAAGATTGTTATCGAGTTATCTGTGATTATATTCATTTGAAATTACCTATGATTAAATTTATTGTTTGCTTCATACTCTTTCGTTCTTTATCCCAACTTCTATGATGGAATGCATTTGTTAGAGCTTCTGCGTAGTTATCTTCAGCATGTTTTGCAAGCGTCATAATGCTTGTGTTAACCTTAGCTTTAGATGTTGGTACTTTGATATCTTTTGTTGTTATCTGGTATGATTCTGACATGGTCAATCTGCTTTTTTCGAACTCAACTTGAATTGAATTACAAGCGATTGATAGTTTTACCAGTTTACTTTTATTCCATTTTGGATCATTGATGATAAGATCATGAAACCCTTTGTCGAATAATGGACTACATTCAAGCTCCTTTGTTATTTCATTATGTTTACTTTCAGCATCATTGGCTCTTTTTAGTTTAGCTTTTAACCCTTTGATTAGTTGATCTTCTAGTTTATGGACTGATATCCATTTACTGTTAGATTTACTTACAGCCATTTGAGCATGGCTTCTAAGGGCGTGTACTTCTATACCTAGTACACTAATGAGGGCTGAAAGGTATCCCATGTTTGATCGTACACACCAATTAGACATTGTTGTAAAATATCCTTCATCTGGGAGTATTTTAAGACTTTGTTTTATTACTTGACCTTTGTTATCAATAAGGAACACTTGATCAG